TCAACATTCGCAGAAAAACCTTGGATACGACTTTAACTTTAAAAATCGTTTTGTATCTAGCGATTCTGGACGCCGCATTGGGTTCATTGGAAACGTAGGTGGTTACCAAACTGCTCGTCGCGAGTCAAGTAGTGCAAAAGTTGTACAAGAACCAACTGATGTTTTTAAACCACATAAAGCATTTACTAAAATTAAAGGCGCTGGAATAAGCCCAAGAATTCGTTTTATTGACACTGCTCGCATGAGAAGTCGGGCACAAAACCTATACAACAAGTCTAATCCAGCAAATGTTAATGAGTTAGACATTCAACGACGTATGGACTATGAAGAGACTAAAAAACTTCGTGGAGATATGTTTGGTTCAAAAGACCGCGGCAGTTCGTTTGGAAGACTGTGATGGATTCAAGTTTTTGGACCGCAGTAGTACTTACGTTAATACCTGTAGTTGGCGGAGGCGTTGGTTATTTAATAAAGTTTATAATTGATTTTAGAATTGAAAATAGAAGCGACCACGACATAGTTATGGAAGCAATTAAAGGCTTAAAGACAGACGTTAAAGATGTTAAAGACGATTTACACGAACATGTTTCATGGCATCTACGGAGAGTTAAAAAATGAAGAAAGATTTGATTTTTAACGTTATACTTAGAATTCTTGCAACGTTTGCTGCTTCTGGTTTGGGAGTAATTGGAGCAGGAGCAATTGCTGGCGTTCCACTGTGGAAAGCCTGTTTTATGGCTGGTATTGCTGGTGTAGCGTTTGTTATTGAGGGTTTATCTCGTTCATTCTTAGATGATGGTAAACTTACACTTTCTGAAATCAATGACGTCTTTAATAAAGTAGACGGAAAAGATTCAACAGTAGTAGAAAAACCAACAAAACCAAAGGTTAAATAATGAGCAAAGTTGCTTGGGATTATATTGTTCCTATTGTTATGCCTAAAGACTTAAAAGGAGTTGAACCTGGAAAACTACCCGAATCACTACTCAGAGCAATCCCAAGTGGAGGAAAACTCCATTGGCGAGCAGCCGACGCATGGAACGCAATGGTCGCCAAAGCCAAAGCCGACGGACTTGAACTCAAACCCACCTCATCAGGCGACCTCTATCGCACTTACGAGTCGCAATTGGAGGGCTTTAAACAGCGCTACGTTTTGGAACCAATTGCAGGAACCAGCACAAAATCATTTGAAGGAAAAACCTGGTATCTGAAAAAAGGTATGGCAATGCTCGCCACCCCAGGTAAATCAAACCATAATCTTGGTATTGCCGTTGACGTGCATTCAGCAGGAGAGCCAAAGCGTCTCAATTGGTTGATTGCCAATGTTAAAGATTTTGGATTTTCATGGGAAGTGGTTCCGAGCGAACCCTGGCATTTGCGCTTGGTTACTGGTGATAACCCAACCCCAGCCGTTGTCGCCTTCACTGGAGGCACCTCTGCGCCCGTAAGCACTCCAGTAGTTAATCTTGCTGTAGCGCCTCCTAGCGCCGCACACAAAGACGCTGATAGGGCACTCCAGCAAGCACTTAAAGACAAAGGTTTCTACGATGGTCCTATTGATGGCTATATTGGACCAAAAACCAAAGAAGCCTTAAAAGCATTTAAAGTTAAAAATGGACTTAACGCCGATTCTGTAGTTGGTCCAAAAGTGAAAGAACTTTTAAATTTAAAATAAGTTTGCAAAAAGTTGACATGTTTACGGGCAGCCATTACACTAAATTGTAATGGTAGTTAAGTGGCTACAAACTGGAGCACAAATTGGACAACACAGCATTAATTAATGATTTACTAAATCCAACAAAAGAAATAAATCAACAAAAGTGTAAGGTAGGTCGTATCCTTGATACGTTTACTGATGAAACTTTAGAAGCAATGAGTAAGTCAATTGAGTTAATTCGCACTACTCAATATCAAGGTAAAAACAAAACATATAGTAG